AAAGTGGATCTCAGCGGCGGAGTGTCCGATGTCGCCTTTCGAGCTATCGCTATTAACGGGTATGATGGCTCATCCAGCTTCAAGTTTTACCACGGAGCTATTGACTTCTTCTGTACTAATGGAATGGTCACAGGATCATACGATATGACAACGAAGAGGCATACGTCTGGACTGACAGTGCCTAGGTTAACAGATAGGTTACGTAATTCTATTGATATATTTTATAAGCAAGCTGAACAGTGGGAACATTGGATAGGTAAGTGGATATCAAATGAAGATGCATTGGAATGTTTTAATGCGATGCCTAATGTTAGTGAGCGTAGAGTGGCACAGTTGATGAGACAATTTATGATTGAGATGACAGCACATGGACGTACTGTATGGGCTTTGTATTCTGCGGCAACATTCTATGCGACAAGTAATAGTGGTGAGTTTGCTGTAAGAGAAACAGGTAGTGACCATAAGGCATCGACTATGATTAATAGAGAACAACAAGTAAGGAGTTGGTTGAACACTGAAGAGTTCATGACATTAGCAGCATAGGGGAGTGATATGAGTAACAGTACACAGGTAGCAATGAGCTTGCTTGAGTTAGAGAGTGAGGTTAGTGCAGCAATAACAAGAACAAAATTTGAGTTAGATAGTAAGTTTAATTCAGACACAGATGACAACGAAGAATCTGCCAGAGACTTTGATAGGCACAAGGCTATGGTAGAATATACAGTGCTGTCTAGTATTAATAGTAAAACAAAAAAGGAATTGGATGCGGCTAAGAAGAAGCTTGATGATCATGCATATAATGGTGAGAGTATTGAAGGACGTACCATAGAGATATACTCAACAAACTTATTATCATTCAATAAGAAACAGAATAAAGATAGCTCGGCTGTTGCTGTAAAAGATTTAGTAACTGAGTTAGCTCGTGCTGGTGTGGAAAAATCTGTTGTTGATGCTGCGTTGGCTAAGGCTGAGAAGTCTCGGCGTGGGAATATTTATTACACAGTGGAGACAGTAGATGAGTGAAGTAATCTTAACTAAAAAAGTATTTGAGTATCTAGCAGATACATTAACACCACTATTAAATAGTCCAACATCTATAGCAAAGTTGGCTAACACATTAGAAAGTACTAACCCTAAGTTTGATAAGCAAAAGTTTATCAATAGATCTGTTAGTGCATGGGAAAGACACAATGATATTGACGGATGATAGTCCTATAGATGTTAAAGATATTACTCAGATGACAGAGAATGAGCGCGATGACTTGCTTATTAAGATTCGTGAGCGGCGATTGCAGTCAGTAAAAATCTATGAAGAGTTGTCATTGATGAAGGCTGAAGCAAGGAAGGAACAGTTAGAAGGCCAGCTTGATAAGGCTTTAGAGATGTTCAATAAAGATTTGATACGTGTAGATAAGGCACTCGTATCATTAGAAAATAGATCAGTTAAATTACGTAGCATTGAATTGGAGATAGAACAGACATGAAGGGTAGAGAAGTAAGAGAAGCACTACAAGGGAAAATAGATCCTACTGTAGTACATTGCATTGCTAGTGTAGCAGAAGAAACATCAGCATTAGGCCAAGAGATACATGCACTCGCGGCATTGCTTGATCAAATTACTGATGTGCTTGGCGGGGTTACTGAAACTATGCACTCAGTAAAGACTGCTGTCGAACGTAGCCATGACCTATAAAATATGAGGAATGAAATGTTTAAATTACTATCATTAGATACAAGGATGGCAACAGATGAGGATAAACATTTACCAACGTATGATCATACTAAACTTAGTGCTATCAACACTTGCCCTACGTGGGGTATCTTACGTTATTCTCATCATAAGAAAATGCCTGGATCGCCCAGGGCAATGCCATTGGATGCAGGATCTGCTGCTCACGAAGCCTTCTCAGCAGTACGTCTATACCAGTATAAGAATTTCCAGGCACATACCGAGGTCCAACGAGCTAACACTGATTTCCATGCTAAAAGATTATTTGGAGAACAAAGGGCTAACGATATCAACAGTGTCTTATCATCATCATCTACTCATAGAACTAATTGTATTAACTACGCTATCAAGACCCTCGAAAGTGGAGACTTCTATGACGACATCACAGACCGTGGACGTACTATATCCAACATCTCCGAATCATTAATAGCATACGTAGATAACTATGACATGGAACGCTACCCTATATGGATAAGAGATACCAAAGATCCAGAGACAGATGTAGGTATCGAGATTCCCTTTGATGTAGTGGTACATATTAAGTACCAAATCAATCACGATATAGAACAAGACTTAATAGCTAGGTTTACTGGCATACTTGATGGACTACATTGGAATAAAGAGGAGCTAATAATAATAGAAGAAAAGACAGGGGCTACATTAAATAATAGCTGGTTGTCACAATGGATACTATCTCATCAGATAACAGGTTATTGTATAGCAACATCTACGTTTACTAACATACCATGTAAGAATGCTTTAGTGTCTGGCATGAGAATACCTATAGGTAAAGTACCATCAGAAGGTATACGTAGAGAGTATGTAAATAGATCAGACTTGTTGTTTGAAAAGTGGGCCAACTGGTTCATCACCTCTGTGCAAATGGAGAATACTTGGATAGACAATGTGGAACAAGCTCCTATGTATACACACTCGTGTAATAGATACTTTAGAAGTTGTTCTTTCTTACCATTCTGTTCTGAAGACTCAGTAGAAAATAAGTTAAGTATAATAAAAGAAATGGAGAATGATGAATGGAATCCTCTAGCCCAATAACCTACGTCTTATATAAATCACCAACACCTAATAGCTGGCTAATAGATCGTGAAGTAAACGACAAGAGTATTAGGGTATGTACTATATCTAACGAAAAGATAGCTAGATATATCTTAGACCTACTAACACATGGAGAAGAATTTTATGTCGGAAGCAAACACAATGGCAATGTCCCTTGGGACAGTTGAAGTTACTACACCTAAGACTCAAGTAAATCGTATGAGCGTTATTATATGGGGTCCAAGTGGCTCTGGTAAAACTACCCTTGCTGCTACTGCTCCTAGGCCCATGTTATACGTCAATTTTGATCCCGATGGTACAAGCTCACTTATGGATCAAGATGATATCTATATTGCAGACTTTAGTATGGAAAATCCCAATAAAGTTGTGACATTCAAACATGAAAATGCTGGAGGTATTAAACAAATCTTAGAAGAACATCCAGAGATTAAAACTGTGGTATTTGACTCTATTACTAGCTTTAATGAGATGTCACTACGTTATGCCGTATCAGAAGTTCGTGGAGCTACTATGGAAGCACCTACTCTACAAGGTTATGGTAGACGTAATTCCTATACCATGCAGGGTATTATGTCCGTCATTAAAGCATCAGGTGCACTTAATAAACACTGTATCTTTGTTGCTCATGAAGATGTACCCCAAAAAGATGAGATGTCTGGGGCTATGATGGTTAGCATACTTGTGGGTGGTAAAATGCAATCAGAGATTCCAATCAAACTATCAGAAGTTTGGCATATGGAAGACACAGGGAAAGATAGGAAAATTACCATTCGATCTTCCCGCCTTCGCAAGCCTATGAAAAGTCGGATGTTCGTTCAAAGTGGAGATAGTGATTTCACTTGGAAGTTCAATCCAGAGTCATGGTCGGGCGAAGGTATTGAGGAGTGGTATGATGCGTGGATTAAAAATGGTGGTAAAAAGATTCCTCTGCCATAAAAAGATAACATACTACATCTAGTGTGTTTATGTGATTTTAGCTACTGTATTATGGGGCTGGACAGTAGTTAAAATAAAAGTAAAATCACCAGTTCCCATTACAACAACATACACAGAAGGAGACATTATATGTCTGAAGAACTATCAAGTGTCGTAGAATACTCTATCGACCTTAACAAGCAAGACCAACCAGAGCCACTACCAGCCGGTAAGTATACTGGTGTTATTCGTAATGCAGAAGTCAAGGAATCACAACGTGGTACTATGTATTGTGCTGTTAGTTTCCATATTGGCGCAGACCAATTCCCTGCAGACTATAAAGATGGTAATGAT